ATTTAGCCTTCAAACTTGCCGCTTGCTTTGTATTTACTTTGGCGCTTACTAACTTAGATATGTCAAGACCCTTATACATAAGGTACTCCATTGCTAATATGGATTCTTGATCTAGTTTTTCTCTATCTATAAGTCGTTGGCTTCTTCCTTTGTTATCAACTGGTGTTGCCATCCAACTATAAAATCTTTTTTTGTCACTCTCAGGAATTGTAAAGTCTCTTAGTCTACCCTTATTAATGATAGATCCAATCTGACCCCAAGTCTCTTGAGTCTGTCTTGCAGTTTCTTGAGCTTGCTCTTGCTGTTGTTTTACTAAACTTTCTTTTTCTTTGACTTGATGTGCTGCTAATTTCTTAACTGCTCTTTCTGAGTTCTTAAGTAAAAGTCCAGCGTCTTCATAATCTTGAATAGCTTCTGAAATTTCCTCTGCCTCAAATCCCTGCATTTGCATAAAGCTTTCTACTACTTTACGCTGCATTCCTTTGTCGTCTTTGTTCAATTGCAGCTTTCCGAAATCTATTTCTTTTGCTGCTACTTTAAAGAACTTATCTGGATCTCCACCAGACACTCTGTAATTTAAATATTCCTGAATATCAGGAAATGATTGAAACACAGATTGAAATTGCTCTTCTGCAATTTTTTCTGCCATAGCCTTTGTTAAATTAGCTATGCCATCGTAGTCATCTGCAAACTCTCCTTCAATATCATATCCCATTCTTTCTTTTAATGTAGATATAATAGTTGCTTCTTCTTCTTCTGTTTCAGTCTCTGATTCTAATGCATCTGCAGCTTCTTGCAAATCATCATTAGGAGCTTCTGCTTCTGTGTCATCCTCTTGAATTTCTTCTGAGGTTTCTTCTGTAGTTTCTTCAACTGTTTCATCAGTTGTGGGAGTTTCAGTTTCTACGGCTTCTGGTGTTTCCGGTGTTTCTTCTGTAGATTCTGCTGCTGGTGTTGGCTGATCATCTAAGAGTGCGCTAACACTAATCTTGGATAAATCTAAATTGTCTTCTTTACTCATGTCAAAAATAATTAAATTATACTAAATTTCTATACATAAAGATCTATAAGCACGATGTGTTTATATAGGGTCTTTTTATGTTTGTTTCTTACTTAATGCCTTCTTCTGAAGGTCTAATTTCTTGTTTTCAAGGCGTTCTTTTGATTGCATTTCTCTTTCTTTCTGTGAAAGTTTCTCTCTTTCGATTCTAACTTTCTCAAGATCTACTGCATCATTAATGCCATTGTTATTCATATCCTGGTCTACAGTCTTCGCTGCTATCTCAAGTTCTTTAACTTCGATTTTGTTATCTCTGTCTAATTGATTTTGAGTAGCTTCAAAGTCTTGAGCTGCTTGCGCGGCTGCTGCCTGAGCTTCAAGTTGTTGCGATTGCATTTGTTGAGCCTGTTGTTGTTGAGCTTGTTGTATTGCTTTTTCAGCAGCATCAACCTCATTAAGCTTTTCTTTAATTTGTGCAAAGTTGCTAGAGTCTAATATCTCTGCAATTGTACCAGGTTGTGATCCATTTTGAGCAAATGATAATGTAAGCTGTTTAAGCTGTTGTATTTTATCATTCTCAATAGAGTTGTTTTTAACAAACACTCCGTATTCTGCTTCTTGGAATAACTCAGCATCTATATCTAGTATAGCCTCTCTGTAGTCTCCGGTAATGTATTGTGTTTTCTTACCGTCTTTCCAAGCAACTTTGGATGTATCAAGAAGTCCATTAAACTCTCTTTCTACATATTTATCGAAACGTCTAAACAATTCTTCTGTCATTACCGAGCTTTGGAAGACTGCTCTCTCTGTGGCTCCAATACCATCAGAAGCTTGTACTTGTCCTTTTCTCTGTCTAGAGATTCCTACAAGTTCTTCCCACTCTTGTTTAACAGACTGAAGCAACTGGAACTGAGCGGCTATGTATTGCCCTAAACTCATATCCAATACTTGGAATTGATTAAACGTAACAGCTTCCCCTCTTTTACCTTCTGCTGTGGAATCTATAAATGCATACCCCATAGCATCAGCATAGTACATAAACTTCTCTTCGTCCCAACCATGTCTTTTAGGAATGGTGTTCATTTCCATTAACATGATCTTGTCTTTGTTTTTAGCAATGGACAGCTCTAGTCTATAGTGGAAGATATTATATAGGATTTGGTAGGGTAACCCCATCGAAACGATTGATATTTGATCTGAATGTCGATTAGAGTAGATACGACCGTTATAAGGGAGTTTACAAACGGACAAGTTTGACATTTCGTTTCTTTGTACTTGATGAGGTCGAATATTAACGAAGATATCTCCATCTATTCTATACCCTTCCCAAACCTGATTAACCCAATAATATTCTACAGATTCTTGTGCGTCAGAATCTACTTTGTATTTTTCATCTACAATCATTTGCTGCTCTTGTCCTACCTCATCGTAATAAGTTAAGATACCAATTCTAGCAAATGATTTCCATACTACATGTAGTACTTCTGCAAACCTTTCTGTATCCATAGATCTAGAATCACGATTAAACGGTGATAATATACCATTCATCGTTTTACCACTAGGGTTTTCTAGTCTATCTATTTCATCTGGTTTTAGTACATCATAAAAAGAATCAACAATAGCATTTACACTCATCAGCTTTCTTCTGATTGCCCAATCCCCATCTTCAATAAATTGAATGTCTGGAGATTTTTCGTAATCAAGATCAAGCGGAGATACTATTTCGTATTCTACTTCATTCATACAAATATCTTTATATGAATAGACTTCACCAGATACTAACCAATCAAAGAATCCCGTCTGTAAATGATCAGGTAGTTCTAGTTTATCTATCATATAGTCCAGGGCTTCTTGTCCCATAATAGCTCTTGCATCTTTGTAGTTAGTAAGAATTTCTTCTTTTAACTCTTCTAGTGGCATTTGCTCTTGTGAAGGTTCCCCGGTATTCATACCCATTTCGTTAAGTTCATTAATAAACTTTTGCTCTAGGTATTTTTTAAGTTCTTGTTGTAATAGTTTTTGTTGGTTATCCTTCATGTCTGAGTTACGGATAACAACTTGATGCGCAAAAGGACGTTTAGATTTTTCTCCTAATAATAAATCTACAACAGGTTTAATAATGTTATAGCTTCTTAGTTTAGCAGGAAATCCTTTTACTTTATGTTTTTCGGAATTGTAGGGATTGATTACATAGTTGTAATCCGCTTCTACTAAATTTCCGTTATATGCGTCGTAGTATTTATGCAATGCAGCTTTATGCTGACTAGAAAAAGAACTTCTGTCAATAAAAGCTTCTATTGTATTTTTCCCCCACTCTTTAGTCTTTCGACTACGAGGAATTTTTTGTTTTGGGATTCTACTCATATCTTTACAAAACTACGTAAAAAATCTCCGATTAAAAAAAGAATCTTCTGTTTGATCCATTTCTGCCTCGAACTCTTTATTATAGAGATCTTTCATGTGAAACATACCAACTAATAGAGACGACACACGGTCAAAATTCCCTTTAGTATTGTATTTAATTAATTCATCTATTAATGCAATATCATAGATATAATGCAAGTTTAGCTTTCTTTCTCCGTTTTCTTGCTGTCCTCTTGGTGTTTTTAACCAATCACGCAAATATATTTCTGCCTGGTTCTTTCTTTGCTTTGATCCCATAGATGTACCATAGGCTCTATTCAATTTTCGTATTCTAACACCTGATGTTTTATCAAACAACTCTGCCTCTGGTAATAGGTAATGCAGAAGTTTCTTTCGTTTTGCATACGGTATAACTTCTCCTCGATCATTCTCAAATCCTATGCGTGCATTGTAATATTGTGCTAATAGAAACAAATTATAATTATACTCATCCTGTGATTCTGGTCTTCCTACATATGAGGCTACAATCATATCATCAGGCTTTGACATATTGTTAATTCGTTTCATAACATATGCAGAACCAAGTGATGCACCAAACCCATCTGATCCATAGGGGTCATGAACAATAAAATATAAATCATCTGGTATTGCTTCTTGTTTGTAAGCCGGCGATTGATATACAACTACAGCTCCTGTAGAATCATCTGTTTTATTTAATGGAAACTTTTCTATCGGGCGCACGCGCGGGTCAGGTCTAAACTCTATACCTTCGGGCGCTTCTACTAACACTCCAGCTACAGCCATTTGTTTATGCAATCCAGTTCTCATTAACTGGTTACGCCAATCAACTAACGATGCTCCAGGAAACATATTACCTCTTTGTTGTAAGAATGCTTCTTTAGGCATCCAAGGATATTCCGTAATATATTTATCTAATGTAGAGGCATCTTTAGCTTCTCTTTTAAGCTGATCTCTTTTTGCTTCTTCTTCTTGTTTTGCTTGTTTAGATAAAGAGTTACCGTCTTTATCCATATATCCAATTTTATTCTGATAGGATGGAAAAAAGAAACCACAATTACTTCCTTGTGCTCCTTCATCCCAGATATTATCAAATGGATATAGATCATAAGCTTCAGGATTATAAAACATAGATTCAAAATCTATTGTACCACCATCCATATCACCACCTGTTCCAAACAATACAATCTGACCAGTAACTACACCACCATCTTCCACACAGGGACGTGTTGCAAGATAAGATGCTTTTAAGTTATCAAAAGCTCCACACTCTTCAAAGATTACAAGACTTGCATCTTTTCCCCTTGCAGCATCTGGATTATCTTTAAATGTAATTGCCTCTACCTCAGACTTATAGCCCTTTTCTACAGGTTGTTTGTTAATGTATTCAAGATAGCTAGCACGTTTATGATTAATCTTATCTACACCCTGTCTTCTTTTTTGCCATCCTGTATGCTCATTTAAAAAGTTCATGTAGTCTGTAACCATGGTCATAATACCTTTTGGATACAAATACTTTTTATCATGCGCACATAGTAGCGTGTAAGAATTCTTTGTTGTGTTGTATATGTTAGCGGCGATTGCAGCATTCTTGTATGAGAAACCTTTACGCCTAGCTTTAGCAACTATAAGATGCTTGCCTTCGGCAGCGGCTTTTTCCATAGCGTGGAAATACTCAAAGTCACCATCCCAGAATCCAGGAAAAGAAACCGTCTTAAAACCACCTGCTTTTTTACCTTCTACAGCTTCAGTTAGTTTTATTTGACAAAAATTCATGTAAAAATAATGATGTCCTGTGATACGTACATCTCCAACTGTATATCCTTCTCGGCATCTTCTTAGTTGTTCGTACCAGTACTCATAGTAAGGCGCACTACCTGGAGGGTCTCCGCAGTATAGTCCGTATTTTAGAAATTTTAATCCTTCTCTTCTAAACTCATTTGTGTTTACAAACATTTTAATCTTTTGTAATTTTTCTTTTTTCTTGTGTATAATCCTTTCGATCCATAGTATGCTTACCGTCTTTTACTGTAGATATGACTAAATAAAAACTTTCACCATGTTCGTATTGGTAGTGACAATATTCTTTTAAACCTTTTAGATCTGATTCTCTTTCAATAGTACCGCTGAAGTTTTTGCCTTCATTGTCAGGATACATAAAATGCGCAGCTCCGTAAGGAACGTGTTCCGGCTCTGGAACTTTAGGCATTTCTTTATAAATAATAGTAGTTGCTCCACATGCAGGGCAAAACTTTTCTAGTAATACATTGCCCTCATTAACCTCTGTTATGTTGAGGTAGCTCTGCTCACATTTACATAGTTGATCTGAATTTGCAGTTAATTGAATATTTTCTTTCATTGTTTTATATTAATCTTCGAATAAACCTTTTGTTCCTCCTCCTCGGATCTTAGATTCATTAGCCTCTTCTTTTTTAACCTTTTCTTCTAGAGAGTTAATAGTGTCAATTGCTTTTGGCAGTTGTTCTGATACTTCCAAAAGTCTTTTTACATCTCGCATTATACTTCCAACATCTTTATCTTCATCTCCATCTACAGTATCTAAAGCTATTTGTATTTGCTCGTTTAAAGCGTTTATAACTTTTGATGAAGTTAGTAAACCTTCTTTAATTGCTTTTAATGCTGATATTGTAGGTGTTCGCTGCAAGTTATTGTACTTGTCCATCCCTCGTTTAACATCATCTGTGATAGCGGTATCAATCTTGAGGTCTTCAAGGAGTCTTCTTTTTCGCTCTGCTTCTGGGTATATTGAATAGGGCGATCTGTAGTCGCACATAAAATATATGAAGGAGAGATACTTAAATGCGGTTCTTTTTTTTCTGTCTTTGTCATTTACTATTATTTTTTTGAACTCAGGTATGATTCTAGCCTCAGTCTCTATTACTACTTGGAAATTTTCTTCTCTGAAAAGTTTCATGATTTAAATTTTTAACTCTATTTGGATTACAATGGAATAAACCAAAGTAAGGAAGTCTTATACCTTCGAATTCACCTTTACCCATTCGGTACGCTACATACTCGAACTGTGATTCAATGATGGACTTCAACTCTTTAGTTGTTCCTCCCATTTCATCTTTAATTTCTTTTATCAGTTTTTCTTTGATCTTATTCTGTGCCATTACCTAGAATTATTATTCTTATGGAATTTATGTGAAAACTGTTTTTTCTTCTTTCTTGACAATGCGTATTCGATTTCTTGTTCTAGCTGCACATCGTTCAAATAAGAAAAATCTTCTTTAACTGATCTTTTTTTTGATTTGTTGCGTCCCACTATTCCTTGTATTTAATATAGTATCTGATCATCCATTCGTCAGTATAGTCAGGAACCGCGTAAATATCGTAGTCAAAATCAATACCAAGTTTAGTAAGCTCCACCTCCTGAATTTCGATGAACGTGAAGACTGCTTCCAGCGAATTAACCGCGACTTCAATAAAATACTCATTACTCTGCATGTATTTGGAATTCAAAACTTAAAAGATAACTTACTAGAGTTGTGTCTTCTTCAGGAACTCTAAATACCAGTGGATGAAAAGAATACTTTCTAGTTTCTTTATCATACAGTAGTACATTTTTATCTTTTAATGCTTTGATTGCATTATTCAATACTGCTCTACTCCACCCCAGTTCTGAGGCAGCCTTTATACGATTGTCTTTTGTACATGGATTGTTTTTATCTATGCTAGATAAAACATATACGACATCTAATTCAGTCTTTGTTAATTTGAGTAATCCGTTAATTGCTGATAGGTAATCTCTTCGGATTCTCTTTTTAGTTGTTGGAATTTGTATCTTCATTGTACTTGATTACTTTTTCTATTTTTCTTGATAGCCTTTTAGCCATCAATTGTCTAACATTCTTTAAGAGAAGAATGATACATTGGTTTTCTGCACTGAAGTTCTTTTTTTGCAAAGTATAAAAACGATCAATAAGTATATTAATTACTTCTTCATTCGTAGTCCCTTCTTGAAATGTACCTGCTAGCTTCTCCGTAAACTTTATAGTTTGGAATCGTTCGTTATCTGAAAAGTCAGTAACTTGATATTCGACTCCTGGTTTAATTATTTTCATTGATTTCTTTTTTTGCCTTAATAATCGTGATGTATTGTTACAAATATATCAAGAAATCATATAAAACGAAAGAATCTTTTATGAACACGTGTATAATAGGGAGTTTTTGTTATAAAATAATAGAATCTATCGTAGTTATTAACAATTAGTCTTTATTTATTAACTTGAAAAGTGATAACACAAGTGATAACAAATTTATTATAAAATGTAGGTTTATAATCAGCGTTAGGTAGTTCAGCTGGTTAGAATGCCTGCCTGTCACGCAGGAGGTCGCGGGTTCGAATCCCGTCCATCCCGCCAATTTAAGCTGTTTTTATTTGTGTTACTCTAAAAGTGATAACACAGATGAGAACAAATTTCAAACTTCCTAAAGTTAGGAACTATAAAAGATCCTTTATAGAAATAGCATACATAGGTTCGCCAAAACGAGAACGAGTGTACAATGGCTCTATCATAGGTTTGCATATTTATCCTAACAGACAAAAAGGAACAGAAAGGCTTAGACAACTAGAAATACTTCGGAATGAACTTACTACATGTATGATGAAAGGCTGGAAACCATCTGATGGTAAATATGAACGTGTACAAGATAACGTACTTATTTCCGTACTTAATTCTGTACTTCTTAGAATAAAACAATCCTACGGCAGACAGCATATAGACTCTCTAAACCTGACGTTAGGAAGGTTTAAAAAATTTCTTACTTCTAAACAGATGACTGTGAGCGCTTTGACTCTTGATCATATTAGATCTTTCCTGGATACCTTTGATTCACCCTCAAAATATAATCGTAACCGAAAACATTTGTCTATTCTTCTGAATAAAGCTAACATCCACTTGATTACTCCCAAAAGTATTCCTAAACTAAAAGAACGTAAAGAAATCCCTACTCCATTTACTGAAGATGAGTTAATTACACTTCTGGATTGGCTTAAGATAGAAGATTACGAATTATATCTATGTGTAAAGATTATGTACTTTACTTTACTAAGACCTCACCAAGAGATAAGAAAACTTAAAATTCTTTACATAACACAAACGCACATATCTGTGCCCAAAGGATTTACTAAGAATGGTAAAGGACGTAAGATCCCTATAAACAAAGAACTTGCAGATGAACTGCTCAGTTTTACATACAATGTACCCGGCACACTAAACCTTTGGTCGCAAATGCCTAAACACTATGATAGAAACTATTTTTTACAGAAATGGAAAAGACTAAAACCTATAATGCTAGAAAAGAACATTGTTAAAGACAATCAGAAACTCTATAGTGTAAGACACTCTGCTGCTGTAGCTCTATATAACAAAACCCAGAACTTGCAACTAGTCTCTACAGTTATGGATCACTCTAGCATTAGAATAACTATGGATTATTTAAAAACACTTAATGTGCACATGGATAATCTAAAGATAGAAGATATGCCTACTCTTTAAGTTCGGATAATTCTAAAACCTTGTCTACTAAACTACCTGGTGTTTGTTTCATAATAGAAACCCAAAACTCTGAATCTAATTCGTAAATAATTTTACTCATTTCTACCCAAGCTCTTTCTGTAGCCTCTTTAGTCTTTAGATCTAGTGGTGTACCAGTTCCTAAATTAGCCCAATTAGTTGCATTACGCTCTAATACTTTGTCAATTGCTTTTCTAATCTTTTTGTTTGTTTGGTAGGGTGTTTGGTTTACTCCTGCTTTTCTCATGATTTAAATTTTAACAAATCCTCTCGAACGAGGTTTTCTATTAGCTGAATTCTTTCTTTGTTTTCGTTTTTAGAATAGTACAAAGGATTAACTATGTATGTACCGCGTTTATCTCCGCGAATAAGTAAGTTCTTTTTTACCAATGCATGAAATGCACGTTTGATTGTTGCGTCCTGGTAGACTGTTTCGAAACCACTTACTTTGTAAATGATGTCTTTGAAGTTGTCTCTAACTTTAGCATTAGAAAAAACTATATTATTAGAATCCATTCTCTCGCACAAGTAATCAATCAAATCACGAGGACATGCAGCTAGACCAGCTAGTGCATACATGCTACCGTGGTATCGTCTTGTACTTCTGCAGGGAATACTTTTGTATTTGTAAATAGGAACGGTGATTCCGTCCTTATGCTTTATACCTGTCATGTACTTTATTTTGTAATTCTTCATCTACTCTATTATGACTAAACCTTTCAGTTCACCGGAGCTAGAATATATTACTTCTATGTCAACATGCTCCTTTGCTTCCTTTTGTTCAAATACTACTTTTATGTAACCCCCTGCTCCACCTATTTCAAGTAGTGACCAGTCATTCATTTACCAAAAATAATAAAAATAATCCTTGCACAATATAATTTCGTTTCTTATATTCAGATTTGTTGATAAGTTAGGTACACCTCAGTCACCTTTAAGGTACATCTCAGTCATCTATAAAACACCATAACTTACTATTCCATAGCGCATTAGCCTATTTTCTATTCCTATTATATAGACTCTTATGTGTCTTTATCTAAATTATAATTACTAGTTTACTGTTGTTTAAATAAAATATTCTTCTGTATATTGCACAACTCAGTTGAGAATCTGATTAATTTTCTACACTTCAAACACACCCTTTGTTGGATCAGGCAAACTAAGACTCCCATGAAAAGCAGTATCACCTTTGAATCTTTCGGTAGACCTCAGATATTATACTTACATGGTAGCACACAGTTTAAATAGTTAAAGATTCAGGAAGAGGTCTACATAGTAAGCCCTATAGTTAAACGGATATAACAAAACTCTTCTAAAGTTTAGTTCCAGGTTCGATTCCTGGTGGGGCTACAAAATTCTAAAAAAATTTTCCATATCTAAAATTGTGAATGCATATACCACCTAATGTAAACTCCCCCTCCTAAATATGGCGGAGGAATGGTCCCCGCTGAAACTAATATCACTTGAATTATGGAAAATGTATTAATTATTGCTAATGTTACTGACATTCGTCAGGACAAGAACGGAAACGATTATTTCTTAGTAGCTACATCTGGTTACTTCGACAAAGATGACACTTATGTTATGGGTAGATCACTCTTCTTAAGAGATGTGGATAACCACGGTAAGTTCAAAGTTGGCGGGAAGATCGTTGCTGAGTAGATTATGGGGAGCCTTCGGGTTCCCTTTTTATAATAGAACGTGAATGGTTAAACATTACGCAATAGTATTGCAGTGTGGGTCCATGAATCCACCACGTTCTACTGTCCTGTACTTATTAAACAACAACCTACTGTACAACTCACACAACCTACTGTAATCTCCAACAAACAACTTGGGTTATGTGTGTGTTTACAACAACCAGGCACATACAATACATTTCGACCCTATTTAACAGCACAACACAGTTCTGACTATTAATTATATAGACATTATTCTGTTCTGTCCTTAAATAGCACCATACAATACATTACAATAATCACCCTTTAATTTACAATTACATGAAGTTATTTGCATCAATCTTACAAAGATATGGTGAGGATACAGTTCTAGGATGGACTGCTATACTTGTTATGTCTAGTCTATCAGGTATCCTAATAGTGATACTTAATTTGTTTAACCTTTAATACTTTCATCACATGAATAAACCAACATCATTAAAATACAAGCATCACATCTTATTAGATACAGGTGTAGTGTGTGTTCACTACCACGACAGTAGTGAAATCAAAGTGTATAGTGACTATCGTAAGTTTGCTATAGATCATCCTCAACCCGCTTATCAGCACTCACAGTTCTGGACTAAAGTCAAAGCTTATCTACATAGCATAGGCATAACAAAGTCAACAGTATAACATGGACTATGAAGCAGCAGCAGTTGAAGCTCTACGAAAAAAAGTAGAAGAGCTCAAGAATGAGAACGAACTGTTACTTAAGACTAACACAAGACTTAAGCAAGCAATCGACAAACTCAAGAACACTACAATAACATCGTCTAACCTTAACATTTAATATTATGATAGATATCATGAATTTTATACAACTCTTCGCAGTTGCACTGTATTGTGCCTGCGTTGCAGGATTTACTGTAGTATGGTCTATTGCCATGTACAGAGTAGTTAATAAACTCATCAAGTATGGGTTTAATACAATAGCAAAACAACCGTCCTAATAACGGATCAAGTGATGACCAACAATCAAGAGAGTAGATTAGGCTGCTCTCTTTCTTTTTAAATCAATTTTTAAATCAATAAATAACATGTTTACAAACCTTTCAGAAGACACCATTCTTCAGAGCATAGAGACAGGACGTTTCAGTGTTTTAAAATTGGAATCAGATCAGAGATACAATGATTTAATCAAAGTGTATCCTAAGTCATGGCACTCGCAAATTAAGCAAGCATTTAGAATGCAATGCAATGACATGATCAATGAACTAATCACATATTCAGTCAACTTTAAGACATCATTTAACCTGTCTAAAAGTGAAAGAATATTTGGTTAATATGTAAAATTAGTATAACTTGTAACTGTCTAACGGCAGATACTTTGGTTTATGGTTCTGCCTAAGTTATTAGGACCGCAATTATAATACAATAAATTATCAATTATGGTACGAGTACAATCAATTTCAGAAGTTTATCAAGACACAAACGGAAAGAACTTCAAAGTAGTAACATTAGAATCACCTGGTTTCAGAGAAGTAGCTGATCCATTAACAGGTGAAATTGTTTATGCATTAGCTGCACCTAAAGTCACAAAGAAATGTGTATGGGAAGCATCTTATTTAGATGAGACCAAGCACTACCTTTATGACGCGACCAATGGTCAAGCGGTTTACGGTACAATTGTAACAGCTCAAACAGATGAGTATACAATTACTGGAAGCGACGGTGTAGAGAGAACAGTTAACACTTACACTGGTTTCGTAGAAGGAACTAATGAGGATGCTAACTTCGAGTCTCTTATTTCAGCAATGCTTAGATCTGCTGGACGTGAAACTCCAGAAAATGCTATTCCAAAGCAAGAGATTGCTAAGGAACACATTGCTGCAAATAAAGCAGGAGAACAAATAGACATGGTTAATCAAATCGATGAGCTAGCTAAAGTTTCTGTAGAAGAAGCAGCTGGTGATATTGAAGACCAGTTTTAATTAATCTTTAAGGGGAATGGTGACTAATCGTTGCTGTTCTCCTTATTTTATTTAACACCACAGCATTATGAATGAATTATTTGACTACTGTGTAGAATTCCTACACTGGCTTAAGCCATACTTTGGTATGAGCTACCAAGAAATCAACATCTGGATATTTGTTATTATCGAGCCTATCATTTTCATCATGATGTGCTGGTACATAATAAAACTAAGAAGAATCAATAAGAGTCTACGCTTGAATGTAAAAATATTTGAGTCAAGACTACAATTAACTCAATTTAATAAAGATCAATAGATATGTCTGAACTATTTATAACAAACGTCAAGCGGTCAGGTAGACCAAGAACAAATTTTTCAAGAGGACCAATAACTAAAGCAGAAATCAATTTTGCTTACAAGTTTGTTGATACTATGGTAAAAGAAAAATCACGCTTTAGTGTATTAGAACTACAAAGCGCAATGTATGCCGTTACCGGTAAGATTAGAAGCACATCAACTATTTGTAGAATAGTAAATGAGCTACTCAACGATCCTAACGTAGGATACAAACCTAATTGGTTTATAAGACAAGCAACTAAAGTGTACAACTTAATAAAATAGCTATGAATTATTTGATAAGCAACAACCCTCAACAAGAAGTGTATCCAGGATTAGTCTCTACTACACTTGACGATGCTATACCTCATCTAAGACAGCAAGACATTGTAGGTTTCGATACAGAAACTACAGGTCTGAGGTTCGATAGTGAAGAGTTGTTGCTTGTTCAAATATCGTCTAAGGATCACAACTATTTAATTGACGCACAAACTGTTGACATTACACCAATCAAAGGGCTGTTCGAGTCTAGACGTGTAATTAAAATAGCACACAACGTCAAGTTTGACTACAAGTTCTTAAGACAAGCAGGTATTACATGTCAGAATACATATGATACTATGCTTGTAGAACAAGTCATTAATTGTGGGAAGACATCTCTTAAGAATTCGTTACAAGCGCTCTTAGAGAGGTATTTAGACATATTTATGGATAAGAACACACGTTCTTCATTTATTGGACACAAAGGCAAGTTTAGTAAAGCACAGTTATTTTATGGTATCGAGGATACTGCTAATCTAATCAAGCTTAGAGAACTACAACTACAGACTGTTGATGACTTAGAACTTAATGAAGTTATTCAACTGGAGAATGAGGCAGCATTAGCCTTTGCAGACATTGAATTCAACGGTATACATTTAGATAAAGACAAGTGGGAAGAGAACTACAAGAGTGTTAAGATAGATCTTGACAACGCTGTAGAAGAACTTGATATGTATATTGAAGATGATCCATTGTTCGTAAAGCATAAGCTACCTTATTTACAGATGGATATGTTTACACCGGTTGAAGAGCTACGTAAAACAGATATACTATGGTCTTCACCATCACAAGTGTTGAAGTTATTCCAAACTGTAGTGCCTTTGTTAGAGAGTGTTAATGGTAAATTATTGCTAATGCATACGGATGATCATCCTATCATTAGTAAGTATATTAAATATAAAGAAAAAGCAAAGCTTTACAACGCCTATGGTCCTGACTTCTATAAGTATTTACATAACGATGGACGAATCCACACTAACTTCAAACAGATACTTAATACAGGTCGAGTTAGTTCGTCTAAACCTAACATGCAACAGATACCTGCCTCCAACTCGTATAGAAATGCGTTTACAACTGGACACAACATGTGGGTGTTTGTATCATCCGATTTTGCTTCGCAAGAACTATGTATCATTGCCTATGGATCACAAGATCCTGTCTGGCTCGATGCACTCAAAGAAGGAAAAGACCTTCACTCCATATGTGCTGACTTAATATTTGGTCAGGTGTGGCGTGATGCAGAGGGTGATGACAAGGAACGTAAAAGACTACGTACAGCTGTGAAAGCTATTAACTTTGGTCTTGCTTACGGTATGTCAGAGTTTAAACTTGCTGATACTCTGCAGATAACAACCGAAGAGGCTAAGGAAATGATAGACAAATACTTTACAGTGTTTCCATCTATCAAGAAGTTTCTTACCACACTGGGTAACTTTGGTAAAGACAATGGTTA